TGTGAGTATTCCAGTGACGTAAAGCACGTTAGAACCAAACTCATCCACGAAAAGATTGGAACCCACATCGAGTGTATGTGTGGGTGTGGTGTTCAGAATACCCACGTTGGATTCTGTGAGGACTCGACCGTACACGTGTACATCGAGCGTCTCATCCACCTTTGGAATTATCGTAGACCCATCAGCACTACTCGTCGTGTAGGTCAACACGAGTTCATCCGTTCCTTCTCGGAATCCCATGGCGACGTTAGACGCCGGGCGATCCATGATAAAACCGAGATCCGAGGAGAGGTTTCCCTTTCCAATCTCTACGATGGCATCTTTGATGGTCGTATTCACCGTATCGAGTGTCGTGATCGTGCCGTTCACATCCAGATTACCATCCACCATTAAATTGTCTTGAATATATGCGTTTCCTAAAACTGTGAGAAGGTTTGAACCTTCTATGTCTACATTAAATGTCGAACCCACGTCGAGTGTGTGGATGGGTGAGCCATTCGCTACACCAACATTAGAGAGTGTCGTGACGGAAGTGATCGCGTTATTGAAAGAAACTGTGTTCGCGGTGACGTTACCGTTAATAACGGCAGCTTCGAGTGTGAAATTGAGAATATCTTCCGCGACAGCACCTGAATTCATCACCTCTTTCGTTATGGTGTTATACGCCAAAACGGTGATATTTCGATCCGTGAGGTCTGTGCGTAGACGCAAGGGTGTCATGTACACGGAATCACTGAAAGGTACCTCAATTTGTTCATCACTCGCGTTGAACACGATCGTATTTTCCGCCTGGTCGTCGGTACAGTTCCGACCGAACCTAATCTTGGTTGAACGTTCCACCGTCGGTAAGTTCTTGACCATTTAATATAGAATGGCATTTTAATTTGCATAGAGGAGACCGGCCATACCGTTCTCGATACGTAAGATGTTGTAGTTGACCGCGTATATAGGGTCGTTGATGGGCATGGTTTCACTCATGATCTTGGCTGAAGAAAGGCGACTGAAATTCAGTGTACCCGTAGGTTGGAGGGAACTCGTGGAGAGACAGAATGGATACAGAAAGAAGTCGGGAGACGTCACGAAGTTTGTGTGATAGTAACTCGCGACATCGATGAAGTGTGGCTTTCCCCATTTGTAATTACTCACATCGAGACCGTTAATGTTTAATTTAACCTTGTTTGTTGTCGACGTGAGTGCACCGTCTGTGGTCGTGTCTGAAGATGCGAGATACTTCACCGGATGATTGAAGGTCAAATCCTGAACGATAGTACCCGAGGCGATGTTTTTCTGAACTTGTGTGATCAGGAGATCATGTTTGCGCGAGGCGATTTGTCCGCGCTCTTCATTATCTAAATAGTAATAATTGGCGAAACATTCGACGTTGTAATTGGATGCCGTGGTTGCCCAGTGAATGCGAATCTCCACGTTGTGGTAATTAAGCGCGACGAGTGGAAGGGCGCACTGAGGGCCTTCACAGAAGAAGAAGCGCAGGGGGTAAAAAAAGGACCTCGCACTCACACCTGGATGTGTTCCGTTCGCACTCTTGGATACATTTTGGGCGTACGTATCGATAGCAATCTTCTCTGTGAAAATGGCATCTTGACTATCCACGAGAGACCCTCCAATATAGAGTTCCACCTTATCGATGATCGTGTCCCAACGTTGAATATCAAGTGCTTGGGTGGTATCATCAATCGTGAAATAGACATACCCCAAAAGATCACCGGAACGTTCGAATTGAATGCTGCTCATAGAATTGTTTTTCACAGGTCCATGGATGGTTTGTTTTTCGATGGACTGTGAAAAATTAGCATGTCTTTTGAATGTTGAACTAAAGAACGATATCTCTGGGTTACCCACGATGTATTCATCCTGAGCCCCGATAGCGATCAATTGAACAATACCAGCGGACATGGTATACTACTTTAACTAAAGAAAATTACAAATTAGGTTTTCTACACACGAATCGAAGAACTAAGAAATTATCCTTCGCGGGACTTGGGGGTACGATTGGGTTTCCATTTTGGTCGCGGATCGTCACCGTGAGACGGTCGAGGCGTCGGATGGGATCGATGTATTGCGTGGCGATGCTGTAATTGTCCTTGAACGAGATGGTCGCAGCTCCATCCGAGAGAACACTCGCGAAGGATCCACGGAGCATACTGAGTGAAGACTGACCTTCATAGACATTAGAGGCACGATCTGAGAAGATGGTGTCCAGCTCCTTTATGGAAACATAGCAGTGTTCCGTAGCCACAGTCGAGTGGATACGCGCCGCGAGAAGCCTCGCCTGTACGATATTTTTAATGGGTTGTTGAAGGTGACACGTGAACGTGTTGGCGTTGTCTTGTCCAATAGTATCAATCGTCAGAGTGTGATACTCATAGTTGAGATCCGGAATAGTCTCAGCCGGAGAAGTGATGAGAGCCATATATAGTTACCTTAGATTAAAGATCCACCGATTCCCTCCGAAATCTCATAGTCCGCGAGGTCTGACACGAGTTCTTGGGCACGACAGAGACCACCAGGGGTGAGAGCCTTGGTGTACGCGCTACCATCCTTGCGACCGGGGGTGCACCCCACCTTATTCTCAAGGTTGAAGATGGACTCTTCACGGACGGGGTTGATCTTGATCGGCCTGGGCTGGTAAGATTCACGGGTGGAGATCAGAAGGAAGATGATACCGAACAGCACACTGATCATCGTGAGGGCATTACGATTCGCCTTGTTGAACTTGAACATTTACTATGTACAGACATTTTTTATAAAGCGCGTTAAAGATATTTTTTTAGTTTCCAATTAGAGAGTAGATGGACGAAGAAATCGTACTCGAACGTGGAAACACCACCGTGATGAAATTAGACGCTGACGAGCAGGCGCTCATGGATGAGATTCAGATTTCCATGCCTCGTCCCAAACCCGTGCCACGACCCAGTCAGCCCATGCACCGACCACCCCCTCAGCAGCACCAAGAAGCGATGGATGCTTTTGTGAATCCCAATAAGCAGTCCGCGCCTCAGCAGCCCATTCAAGACGAGGCGGAGGTTGACTACGGGGAAGACTTTTACGATGATGAGCCTATGGGCCCGGGTCCGAGTATGCAGGAAGAGCAACCCTCCAAGGGGTACACCTCTATTGACGAGGAAAAGGCGGATCTCATCAACAAACTTGGGCGTCTGGAGAAGAAGGGATTCGCGGTGAACAAGAGACTCAACGCGTACTCAAACGTCGATGAGCTTCGTTCGGAGGTGAAGCGTATCACCTATAGCATCGACGTGGAACAATCCGTACGCTTTTCGAGGCGTATGCTCGTCGCCTGTGTGACTGGTCTGGAGTTCCTTAATAAGAGGTACAATCCCTTTGAGATTCAGCTCGAGGGTTGGTCCGAGTCTGTTATGGAGAATGTAGATGATTACGATGGTGTGTTTGAGGAACTCTATGTGAAGTATCGCTCGAAGGTGAACGTCGCCCCAGAGGTCAAGCTGATTATGATGTTGGGTGGATCTGCGATGATGTTCCATCTTACCAATTCTATGTTCAAATCGGTGATGCCCAACATGAATGATGTGATGAAGCAGAACCCAGATCTCGTGAAGAATATGATGGCGGCGGTTCAGAACACGACCCGAAACCCCGGTGAACCCGCGACGGATGCCCCCGTGGGTGGAACGGGTAACTATGAGATGCAAGGACCCGGTGTGGACATCTCCAGCCTCATGGGTGGGATCATGATGCCTCCACCTCCCCCTATGAACACCACGATGGCACCTCCCCAAGAGAGTGACGATGACCTCTCTGATATTGTTTCCATCTCCGGTGACTCGACCGGCGGAGAGTTGAGGGAGGTTAATGTTGAGAATTCGAAACCCAAACGAACCAGGCGAAAAAAGAAGACTGAAATTAATCTCTAAATATATATAAATGATAGCGTATTGTCCGCTGGAGGATTTGGATCCTCCTGTCCGACAGGAGAAAAAGCCTGTCGTAGAACCCACTGCTAAGCCTCAGATTGGGTACGAAGAGACTGAATTGAATTACGTCATCATGGCTTTTATCATCAGCGTCATTTTACTCGCTGTTTCGGATTCCATGAGGGCATAAATGTACTGTATCTACCGCGGGGACGCACCACCCCCCGTAGTAAATATTTAGTAACTGAACGTTTGAACGACTTCTCCGTCGAAGATATCAACACCGCTCGTATTTCTGTTAAGTATTGAAATAAGTTTTCCTCCCCGCGAAGTTATCAAGTCGATGTGTATGTCATATGAGTAGACGCGCGTACCACCCGTGAGTGGGGCCATGATGATACCTTTCGTACCGACGGTTATGTTTGGATTCCACGGGTAATCGTTATCCCCACCAAATACATTTTTCGTTCCCACCGTGATGGGTTCATCCAGGCCACTCGTAGACCCATCGTGTGTACCACCTTGGACTTCGAGAACCATCGTGTTCATGTCACGAACTGCAGATCCATCTATCCTTCGCAGGATGGCGACAATTTTCGCGTAGAAGGATGCATCTCCAAACCGTAACTGAATATCTTTCGCCTTTGTCGCGTCGAGTGTGAACGTCTTTGAATACTTTTTACACGCCACCTCATTTGACCCTGAGATGAATCCACCACCCACGTGAAGGGCTGTGTTCGCATCTGCGCCACCTAAATCAACGGCGACTTGGTTACCCAGATCAATCTTACCATCAATCTCAAGATTACCGGTGACTTCGAGATTACTGTTGATGATCATCTCACCCGAGGATGGATTCACAAAGACGTTTCCGGTCGGGGTTGAGAGAATGTTTGATGTACCTCCAGTCGTCTTTAATTCGAGGATCGCATTACTCGTTATGGTGGTCTCTACGCGAGCGACACCATCATACACGTGAAACTTTGTGGCGGGTGTAGATGTCCCGACACCGACATTACTCGTGTGCATCACGTGAAGACCATCGGCCTCCACTGTGTTATTCGTGCCTCCCACGACGATACCATGAATGGATCCAAGTTGATCATATCCTCGTATGTACCCACCGTACCCATCGTTCGTATTCAGAGAAATACCAGTCTTTTTGTTTATCCCAGGACTTTCGAGTTTGAGGACGTCAATATCCGCCGTAACACCCGAATAGATGTGCACATTCGTTGATGGCACACTCGTTCCGAATCCCACGAGACCTTCATGTGTGAAGCGAAGATACTCTGTGTCGTTTTGTTTAAACACTATGGGAGACGTGTCTAAACTATCGATCGTGTTAATAAGACCACCGGATGTGAAAATATCCAATTTACCGAATTTGATTTTCTGTGTTTCACCAAACTCTAAACCACCGTTTACGAATAAGGTTGTACCCGCCGCGAGTGTTGCTTCACGTGTCGGGTTTGGTGTACCCATAAAAATTTTACCGTTATTACTGATCAACATGGCTCTGGACAGGGAATCATTTTTTTCGATCGCATCTTCTACGAGTGATCCACTGATCGGTGTATTTATTGAATATA